ATTAGCGTCAGCACCAGAGAAACCAGGAATATGGTCTTCTAAAGCTTTTACTAATTCAATACCGTTATCCGCAGCAGTACCTGCTTCGAATGCATCTAGTAAAGTACCAGCGTGAGCACCTATTTCAGTAACTTCATAGATAGAAAAACCATCAATTCTTGATGTTTGATCTAATCTTGTGAAGAAATAGTTATCCACAGCTGCAGCTTCAGCTATAGCACCGTCAGCACTTAAAGATTTAATGAAAGTTGGAGCAACACCACCATCTAATCTACCTCCTTCGTATACGAAGTCTAGGTAAGATAAAAGACCCATTGGTCCAGCCATTGGTACAACTGGTACTAAGTCTAGTGCGATAGTTTGTGCAGCAACTTGCATTGCTAAAGGTAATAACGTTGGTGACTTGTCACCAGAACCGTTAGTTCCTACATCAGCACCGTTTCCAACTTGCGAAGGAAATGATACAGCACCCATACCACCTATATTCATAGATCCTGGGCTAGTTGGGTTTAACGCCATCATTTGTGCGTCTTCATAAAGCTTGTGATTGTGACAGTAAGTCGACATCCAAGCTAGCTTTTCTGATTCATTGATTCCTGTTGCTTCCTCAATAATAGGAGCCCAAGTACCTCTGATTTCAGATTCATTGATTAATTTTGCCATTTTGTAAATGTTCTTTTTTTGTTTGTGTTTATAGTTAAACTCGACATTTTGGGTTTTCTGCTTCTGTCACCCTTTTTCGTCGATTATATTATTATATATCTTTTTATTTCTCGAATCTTTTCTTCATAGCTTCAGCGTAGATTCCAGCATCATATCCAAGCGTTGGCTTGTTTTCAGTCTTAGATTCGTTAACCATTGCTACTTTAGCTAAATCAACCTTAGTTTCTCTAAGATCTCTAGTTTGCCAAAAGTTTCTTACTTGATACTCAGTATTTAAAGTATGATACTTTGATTGTGCGGCAACTTGATTTTGCTTAGCTTCGCTTAAGTTTGTCCACGTTTCTTTATATTCTAGTGGCATAGCCGCTAAGAAAAATGGTTCAGCGTTTTTATTCTCAACAATTAATTGAGATGATTCAATAATAGAAGTAATTTCTCTTTCAGTCATAAAGCCTCTTTTAGATACTGCGTTTCTAACTTCAGTTTTAGCATCTTCGTTAAGAGCATTGTACTTTTCGATTGTACTTCCTGAAACAACTCTAAAGAAAGAAGGATTTTCATTCTCTTTGATTTGAGCAGTTTCTATTAAGTTATTTAGTTTTGAAGAAATTTCATTCTTATAAGCTTCTAATGGATCTGATGCTGCATCTTCACCTTCTGCTTCTTCTTCACCTTCGCCAGCTTCAACTTCGTCAGTATTACCTGTTGGTGGAATTTTTTGATCACTGTTATCTAAATCAGATTCTAAATCTTCAGCTTCTTCACCTGCTTCATGAGCATCAACGTCACCTTCTTTAGAATTGTCTCCAGCTTCAACTTCTTCACCTTCGATTTCTTCTAGATCTTTTGCGCCTTCTTCAGACTCTTCAACTTCTTCAGTTGATTCTTCGCCTTCAGCTTCTTCGTCATGCATTTCTTCCATTTCTTCAACTTCTTCAGCTGCTTCTTCACCTTCAGCTTCAACTTCTTCAGCTTCAACTTCTTCACCAGTTGTAACAACGTCATCTTCTTCGTCCATTTCAACTACATGATCTTCAGCATTTTCAACTTCTTCTTCAGTATCTTCAACTTTGTCGTCTAGATCTTCTACTTCGCCTTTAGCGTTAATATCATCTTCGATTTCTTCAGCTTTATCTTCTTCAAGTTCTTCAGCTGCGTCATCTTCGATTTCTTCAACTTCTTTACCAGCTTCTTCGCCTTCATCTTCAGTAACTTCTTTAGCACCTTCTTCACCGTCTTCTATTTCAGCTTCTAATTCATCTGAATTATCTTCTGCTCTATCTGCAGCTTTTTCGTACTCTTCACCGTCTCCGTCAATAACGTCTGGCGTTTCATCAGTTGTTTCATCTTCCATATCTTCAGCATCAACACCTGCACCATCTTCAACTACTAAGTTTTCGTTGATTGATTCTGCAATGTATTCTGCATATTCTGAAATAGATTGTAAGTTTTCTCTTAAGTATTCTACATAACCTAACATATTAGCTGTTGAATCAGCTCCTTCGTTATGATTTTCTGCTAAATAGTTAGCGAAGTCTTTTACTTTAGTAATAGACTCAGCTAAATGCTCAGAATATTGAATACCTTGATCTAATTTCTCAGCAACTTCTTCAGTATATGTAATACCTTGATCTGCTTTCTCAGCAACATGCTCAGAATATTGAATAGATTGGTCTAATTTCTCAGCTAAATAAGTAACATACTCTGATAACGTGTTAACGTTGTCAGCAATATGATTATTGTGAGATTTAATGTTTTCTACAGTCATGTCTTCACTAGCATCGGCAGATTTAGCGTCCATTGACTCTTTTATGCCTTTAATTTCTTTTGCTAGATATTCAGAATATCTATTAAAGTCTTCGGCTTTTACGAATTCCTCCATGTTTTTATTTTCTTTTATTTCTATGTTTGTGTTTTGTGTTTCAATATTTTCGGTAATGTTAGCTTCACCCATTTCGTAAATGTATACGCCAGTGTCGTTTCCAAATCCATAAGATTCATTAACTCTTTTAAGTTCTGCGTTTTCAAAACCAGGATCAGCTACTAGATCATATGTAAATAGTTGCTTGATTTTTACTTTACCGTTTGATTCGACAGCTCCTGCTGCTCTTGATGAGATCTGTAATGGTACACCAGCATCAACTAACGCTTTTGCTTGTCTACCGCATTCAGTATCTAATAGTCTAATTCGACCTCTTACTTCTTTGCTTTCTTTATCATAAAAAAGTTCTTCAACAATGTGTGATACGTTTTTCAATGAAGTATCAAATTGTTGTGGGTGATCTAATTCACCTAACAACTTAGAAGATTCAATTTTCTGCTGAAGAGCCTCTATTTGAGGAACATACTCATCTTCAGTGTAGATTCTATTGTTTCTATTTTTTTGATCAATTTGACCAAATACTCCTTCGAGAACGTAATCTTTCTCCTCTGATGATGTAACTTTCAGAGCCGATGATGACATTTCAACGATTAGCAAATCCTTTGCTTTTTTCATATTAATGGATTTTTCTATTTTTAATATATATCCTTTAGATATTATGTAATTATCTTATTACCTTTATAGGTCTGCCAGTGGATCTTCTTCATCACCACCTTCTTCTTCTTTTTCAGCTTCTTTTTCAGCTTCGGCCTCTTCGGCTTTTACGTCATTGTAGTATTTAACAACTACTTCGATTTCACCTTCGCCAAATGCATTCTCTCCGTATTGATCATAGAAATACTTTTTAAATTCTTTCTCTGTAGGATAAGCTGCAATAGCTCCAATAATTTCGACAGCTTTTACTGCTTTGCCAGAGTCTAATTCAATATCATCGATATAGACTTTAGATTCTTCACCTGCCTTTACTGCCGCTTCAATAACTCTATTGTAGCGAGATTCTTTTGCAAATGATTCGATTGTTTTAATTACTTTCATAATAATTTATATATTCAGTTTATTTTAGATGCCCATTCCATCGTCTTCTTCCTCTGGTTCTTCTGCTTCTTCTCTAGCTTTTGCAGCTTTGGCTGCTTCGTTAGATCTTATTTCGTCGTCAGATAACTTTAAGTACTTTTTGACTAGGTATTCTTGGTCGAAGTAATACTCTTCTTCCATAGTTTCTTGATTAGTTGTCATTAAACTATCTCTCATGTTGCCAATGAATTCAAGTCTTTTTTCCATGATTTCCATATGTTTCATTTCAGCAAACATATTCTCTTCATTAAATCTTAATGCTACTTGAGTTTTAAATTGAGGATCATCAATAAACTCTGGGTATTTTAAACAGATTTGTAAATATAAAGGCTTAACTAATATCTCTTGGAATGTAGATCTTAAACGTTTGATAAATTTACCAAACTTGATCTCATCTCTAATCATACCATCAGCTGCAAGGTTAAATTCCCCGCCACCGTCTTCATATAAAAATCTATTAAATGGAATCTTAGATACGTGCTTTAATTTATCTGAGAAATATTTAAGTGCTTCTGTATCATTTAGTTCTGGACCTTCACCACCTAGTGTTTCTATTTCTGGTGAATCACCATCTTTAGAAGGTAGCCAATATTCTTTACTAAACTGGAGCATTGGTTTACCATCAGTTGAAAGAGAAGCTGAGTCCCAATCAAAATCAACCTGTTCTTTATAAGAATTCATAAGTTGAGAAAGAGATTGCTTTGCTCTTGTTTTAGATTTACCACCTACAGGAATAATAAACTTCATCCTGAAAGATGCATTAGTAACAGACCAGATCACTCTAGTATGTTCCATAATTCTAAGTAGGTTAAATGCTCTTACTAATCTTTCTAAGTAAGAGACTCTCGATGCTGTTGTGATAGACGAATAAGAGATGTATATGATCTGTGAATCATATAACTTTCTCTCTTTTACTGGATCATCTTTATATTGTACCCAAACTTTCTTACCGTCATCGTTGTTATATCCTGGGATTAAAGTAACTGGATCTAGTTCTTTAAAACCTATAATTTCTTTTTGGTCAGGGGAATAAATTATTTCAAATGCTAAATAACCATCTATTAAGAATTTTCTATAATAGTACCACGCTGATTGGTCTTCTGTAAAACCAAAATAGTGATAGATCTGTCTGAAATACCTGTTAAGGTCCTTATTTACTTTATCAGATATATCAAGTCCTAAAACTTCAGGTTGAGCGAAGAAATTCTTCTCATCATATACTATAGTCTCATCACAAAGAATATCTAAAATATCTTCTATTTCATCGTTTGTTGAGAATCTTCTTAATTCATCTCTTTTACTTATGTAATCTTTATCAAAGAATGGAATATTCTTTTTAAGATTAATGTCAGTCATTGACATTGCTGCGAATGCACCATAAATATCATCGTTGTCGTAACCGAATGGGTTCATTTCCCCATAACCTATCTGGTCCTCCATAGGACCAATGGCTTGCGACTGTCTAAGTACTAAGTCATCGTAACGCATACCGAAGCTACTCAGCGTTTTAAGTGCGCTTGAGAGACTGAACGGTTTTGTGTTTACGCTCAATGGTCCGTTTCTCTTCTCTGTAAATCCTGCCATAGTTTTTAATTTATGTTATGTTTTATATATCTCATTTCTTTAAGTGGTTTCTAAATGCTTCCTGGATCTTGTTTATATCACTGCCGTTTATATCTGCAAAGTCTAGAATAGCTATCTTTGCCCAACTTTCGTAAGAGACCACTTTTTGGTTTGTCTTAAGATTTGGAATGTATTGCCTTATTGCAAAATCAAAACCATAATCTTTTAAAAATCTTTTTGCACCTTCATAAGTAAACTTAAGTTCACTTTGTTTTTTTGCATTGTCTGCAGATCCACCTTTCTTTTGATTTTCTATTTGCCCTTTCAATTGTTCATAAACAAAATCTAATAGATCTTCTTTAATTTGAGGTGGCAAAAGATTTAGGTTTATACCACAATCATTTCCTGCTTCAGTTGGATCTAATGCTAAAACAACAGGATTGGCGTCAAACCATGCTATCCTATCAATATGTTTGGGTTTTTTATATTCGAAAACATATACCTTTCCAGGTTGAAACGGTGTACGAGTATCTGCAATGCTTTTTGTTTTGCCCTTATCAAACCACTTTTTAGCCTCGTTAATAGCTTTACTCATGCTACCTGCGCTTTTAGATAATTGTTTTATGTCTTTCTTAATTTGACCCATTATTTAAGTGACTTTTCTGTAAGTACAATAAACCTCCACCCTCTGTTTTCTGACCAGGCTTTGGCATATTTATATTTATCCATATTTTTAACATACTGTTCGGCTAGAAATTTATACGATTTGATTGCTCCTTTGCTTCTCTTTTTTGGAGGTTCAGGTTTTCTTATTTGTGCTTCGGGTTTAATTTCAACTAAAAATTCTTCAAATCCTTCTTGAGTCTTTGTTTTCATATAAAAGTCAGGATAATACTTGTGTTCTCGTTTGTCAAATGACCAGATGTATTTAATTTCAACTGGCTCACTTGCCCATTTAACAACATTATCTTTAGTATCACACATTATCATAAACTTTCGTTCCCAAGAAGATCTGTATATAATTGGTGTCGGGCCAATATACTTCTCTGGCTTTGTTGGTATGAAATACCCTTGTACAAATCCTGAGTTATTAGTTGGTCTGACATTTTTTATTGACATTATATGTTAAACATTCCGCCTTCACCTGTAGAATCTTTTGATGAGATCTTATCCATTGAAAGTGTATTCTTATATTTTTGTGGGTGTATTTTATTCCATCCTTTAGCATATCCTCTTTTTGCTATCTCTGTAAAATACGCAAATGCATTAGTATACTTTGGGTTGAAATTACGCCAGTATTTTAGTAAATCTAACATTGCAAATTGTAAACAATCTTGCCTATCGTCGCTATTTACATATGTTAATTTGTTTATTGCTCTTTCTGCAAGTAACATTAACATTTTCTCTGCCGTAGGTGTTAGTTTATCCTGATCTTTAGATTCTACTATTGCGTTATAAAGATCTTTGTTGTTGAGGTAATTCTTTTTTCTAGCCATTAATCCTATTTAGTTTAAGTTTATACACAAAAAAGCCCATTTGTTTCCAAACGGGCTTCAATTAATAATTTATATGTGTGTATTAAACTCCAGCACCTGCTTCTAAGGCAACTTTGAATTTTTCAATTCTAAGAGGTTCGTCGTTTGCAAATACAGTTAATGTGTCGTCTTTTCCAGCTGAAGCGTATTCTACTGCATCAACTTTAATAGGATCACCTTCTTTTAAACCTTCTGCTTCTCTAGAAACTGTAGCATCTAGATAACCGTCAGAAAGACCAAGTAATTCTTCGTTTTGTGCATCTGTAAGTTCTTCACTTAATCTAGTGATTTCAGTGTTAATTAAATTATCAGCTGCTTTAATATCTGGAAGATTTCTGTCTGCTTCGGCAATTCTACCTTTTTGATCCTTTAAGAAAGCAATCATTTCGTGCATTAGTGAAATCTTATTTCTTTTAGCTTCTCTTCTTTCTGAAAATGATTCTAATAAATCTTCAACTAGATATGTTACATCAGCTCCTGTTTGTTCTGCTACGTATTCTATTGCAGCATCAGGTAAAAGTTTACTAAATTTACCAAGAGTTGTAGTTTCATTCATTCTCCAAACATACACATTGTGACCTGCTTTCATAGTAGTAACAGATATGTTATTGGATTTTGATTCTACTAAAAAGTCTAATCTCTTATAAGATGCGTGATTTTTACAAGTATTTTCAAATAAACTAAATAATGATTTATCTTGATATTTAATATACCCCGCAGATATGATTGTTTCTACTATACCAAAACCGTGATTTAATAATTCAGCGTTATTAGCAAAGTAAGTTTTTTCATTAACATTGTATGTAAATTTAATTCCTCTAGGTGATTTAACCATTGTAGAAAGATATGCTTCTAAAAGAGCGATTTCATTTGATGCTTCATTTAGAGCATCTGTACTTGATCCTCCTCCTAATTTTACAGTCTTAGTGCTTTCTTTTAAGAATGCTAATTTTTCTTTAGTTTCAATTGTTTTATTAAAGTTATCAAACGCATTCTCGTCTATTGAAGAAACTATGCTTTTACCGTTGTAGTCATATATGAATTCAACTGTACTTTCATTAATGTTGAACATTTTTTGACCAGACAGTAATAAATTGAAAGCCTTATTTGATTCGTTGAACATGCTTATGTGGCTTCCAACTACTTTAAAATTTTGGCCAGCAATGTTGAAAACATAACCGTTCGTATGTTCTGATACTGGTGAAATAATGTTTTTATTTAATTTTGCCATCTTATTTAAGATTTTTTATTTACTTTATATATCATTCTATTATTCTTCGAATGGTAAGTCACGCCCTTTGACGCTATAATTGTCGCCCAACATTGTTCTATCCTGGTCGGTTAATTTGTCTTCTAAGTTTATCGAAGAGTTTCCAATAGTGAACATTCTATTACTTTGTTTTCGTCTTTTAGTAACGTTAACAACTTCTTCTCTTGTTTCAAGTTTTTCTCCAAGTGATTCAGATTCTGAATCTCCGCATGTGCCTATTTGAACCCATTCTGTTCCATTATATTCCCATTTGGCACCTGTGCCGTTGTCACAATAAACATGTCCTACAGGAACTCCTGAAATAAATCCGTTAGGATCTACATAATCACCAATTGCACCAAGTGCAAAGTAATCTGTTGTATATTTTCTAATTTGATCTTCTTCAAAATTAAAGTCAGGAATAAATGAATTTATCTCTAATGAAAAAGTAACCTTATGGTTTCCCTTATCATCAAATCCATATTCTACAGGTCTTTCTTGTGTGTAATCGTCTGGCATCATGTACTGAGAACTTATTCTATATGTCCCATCTTCTATGTGTCCTGCATCAACATGATAGAAATTAGCTTTATACATTTTTTTAACCAATGCTTCTGTTACTTTGAATAGATCTAATTGACTTGAAACTAAAATTTCAATATCAACACCTACATTAACTGGAATCATTTGAAATTCTGCAACAAAGCCTTCCATAAAGCCTTCATCGTTAATTCTATTATAGTTACCTAGGTTTCTTTTATTAACTAATTTTGAAGGATCTACAGCAAACGATGTTAGGTTTACAATACCTCTTGGCACTTTATCATAATTACCATCGGCGAATTCGCCATCTGGATCACAACCAATACCGTTAGCATTTGAAAATAAGAATGCGTCTTTTAAGAAGTTCTCATCTCCACTCACTGAATAGAAAAAAGGAACATCAACAACAACTCTATTTTCATTGCTTAATTGTCTCCTAAAACTTAACTTACTATTAAGATCTGCTAACAGGCCTATAATAATATGTCTGATAACACTATCGTCTTTGTTGTATTTGAGATTGTACGTAGCCACTTAGTTAAATTATATATTTAATAGTTATTCTATATATCATAATATTATTCTATGCTTTCTATAGATAATTTAGAGAATCCATTTTCTCTGTATATTTGAATCTTTTTATCAAAGATTTCATGTGGTAATACTGTATGGTTTATAACAAACGTATTAATCTTATTTTCTTTAATTACTTGATTTAATATCTTAAGAATGTTATAAACACCATCATGATCAACTGAAGATAACAACTCGTCTAAGAACAACATATTTAGTTGTGGAAATCTTAACTTAAGTATCTTAATAATTGCAATGATAATAATAAAATCTGCTTTCTTTCTTTCACCAGTTGAAAGAGTCATTGGATTAATATCTTCGCCTAAGTGATTAATAATACAATTAAATTTCTCATCAAATCTTATGTGAAATGGTAAGTGCATCGTTTGTGCCATGGCAGCGATATTAGTATTAAGTCCCGGTAAAATAGTCTTGACAGCTAAGTTCTTAACCCCGTCCTCTCCTAATATTTGTTCTATTACTTCCATAAAACTGTAATCACCATTTAAAGTGTCTTTGTTTTTGGATTTGGTAGCTTCTTTTTCTTCGAACTCAGTAATAAGATTTCTTAGATGATCAAAGTCCTTACCACCTGAAGTACTCTTTAATTTCATTAATTCTTCCTTAAGCCCACGCATCGTAACCTTGTGATCTGAGATTTGTCCTTCTAGGTTTAGTTTAGATTCTCTTACGTCTGTTACTTTTTCTGATAACACGTCCATCTCACCTTTAAGAGATTTGATACTGTCCATGTTTGTTTTAATATTTTCTTCAAACTCACATTTTTGATTTGTATGCCATTCGGTATCTAATTTGGTTTCACAAGTTGGACAATGACCACTTTCATATAATTTGAGTTTTTTATTTAGATAATCTATTTCTCTTTTAATATCTTTAGCATCAGAATGTTTATCACTGTATTGTGTATTAAATGCATTCATTTCTCCTTCAGCACTAGTTCTCTCTGTATCTAGTGTTTCTACGTTAGCTTTCAGTGATAATAAATTTGTTTTTAATTCTTCAATTTTTGATTTATTAGCAGTATTTGATTCTTCTAAAAGTGTGTTAAGTCTACCCCTAACAGAACCAATAGAATTCATTATTTCATTAAGTTCACTTTCATAGGAATCAATATCCATCTTAACTTGTCTACGCTCATCTTTTATTTGACGCTGCATATCATTGAGAATAGAGAAACCAAACATCTTATCGATAATTTGTTTTTTATCTTGATTAGACATTGTTAAGAATGATTTAAAATCATTTACCGACAAAATAATAATGTTTTTAAATACATGATATGGAATACCAAATACCTCTTCTTCTAAATAGTCTTGTACAGATTTCTTGCCTGCTTTATCAAATTCAACACCATTTAATTTAACGCTAAATTTATTTGGCATTAAACCTCTTTCTATTTCTATATGAAGTGCACCACATTTTAAACCTATACGAACGTATAATTCTTTGTTAATTCTATTTGGTAAATCAGATAATTTAACACCCTCTACTTTACCATAAAGAGCATATATCATAGCATTAGCGATAGTAGTTTTACCATCACCATTTTTACCAAGTGTTAAGAATAATTCTGAGTTAGTTTTCTCAAATTCTATTCTTTGCAATTGGTTTCCATAACTTGCGAAATTCTTAAACTCTATAAAATCTATTCTCATGCTTCGGTGTCGTAGTTATATGCACATTGAGTGTACAGTTGTTTTAACTTTGCTTTAAGCTTTTGTTTCATTTCTTCGTCATCACCTATACTATCAACATACATATCACATAGGTTCAAGATGTTGTAATTTTTATACATCTCTTCTATTTCTTCTATGTCATGGAAATCTTTGTCAATGTAATTTTCTTCTTGATAAATATTAGGTTCTAGCTTACGACTAATTTGTTGTATCTTATTGATCAACTGACTAAGAGCATTAGTTGTGGCTATTTGGCTAGGTACAAATAAATCAACAAAGTTATTTTTAATTTGTGATTTAAACGTTCCTAGCGTAATGTCAAACAATTGCGTTACATTATATTTAAGAAATTTGGGAGAAATGTGATTCTCAAAGAATGATTCTTCCATATTTGATAAATCTACTAGATCAAAGCCCTTAGAGTTGTTTGCGTCAGATCTGGTCAATTGATACGGAGTACCAACCATTAATAATTTACCACGCTGTTGTCTAAAATGGATATGTCCTGAATATACCCTCGTATACTTATCATATACATTAGAATCTGTACCGTGTTCGTTTTTAACTTTAGCATTGAGGTAAATACCTTTAACTTCAGAATGACAAAATACTATATCTGTTTGTGGGAAATCTGCTAGAGTTGATGTTTCATGATCTGCATCTCTTCTCCATGGCATCATTAGTACTTTTCTATTATTCCAATTTAATAATTCTGGTTCTTTATAGATCTGAACATTAGGAATCCATTTTAAACTATCAATTGATGTTATCTCATTTGATTTTTTAGCCCATATATCATGGTTACCGCATATAATGTGCACTGGTAATATTTCACCCAGCCTTTCGAATAAAGTAACTGCATAGTTTAATACCTTGATATTAATAGATTGTCTATTATCAAACGTATCTCCGACTTGTACTAATACATCGCCAGGTTGAACGTGTTTTATTAGAGTAGGTATAAATAAATTCTCAAAGAAATCTTTTTGAATTTCTAACCATTCCATAGAATTGGCCCTTACTCCAAAGTGTAAATCGCCAAGAACCCAAACTCTTTTGACCTCTTGACCTAGTGTCTTTTGGTCAATCATTAAAACAATTTATTGATGTTCTTTTTTCCTAAAATTCCAGTTTTTTTGTCTAGTTCTTGTATAAGATCTTCTTTGTATACATTTGAAAGAGAGCTATAAAATTTGGTTGGGTTAATGTCGAAATATACACAAAGTTCGCTGAATAAATCTATGCGACTAAACTTAGCAGCCATCTCATCTGAGATATATCCATATACATCATTAATATCTGATTTCTTTAGTTTATTACATCTACCTAAATCATCTACCTTGTTAAATGCCTTAAATCTCGATCCTTCTATTAGATCATGTATTTTAGTAGCAATCATGTCAAAATGAATTTTTATTTCTTCATCTCTATTGTCTTTAAACGTAGGATCTAGATCGAAAGTTATGTCTGTTAATTCGAAGTCTGGTGAATCGAATGAATTATTAAATATTTTATCGTTTGTTGCCATAGTAGTTTTTTATATTCCGTGTAAATTTGAATTAGTAATGTCATCTGTCTCAATAAGCCTCATGTAATTCCAATTAATATTTAATTTACATTTAGTACCCTTACCTTCACCGTCTCTGATTTTTAAGACCTTTAACCAATACTCTGAATTTGCTCTCATTAAATCATCTTGAATAATACCGAACATTATATCTGCCGTATGAGAAAGTCCAGCTGATTCTGCAATATCTGTCATTGTAATATCTGATGAGTTATAGCCATTTCTGTTTATCTGTGTTGCAGTAACTATTAACCAATCATTTCTAATACCCATAGCTCTAAGATCTTCTGCAATCTGCTTGATCTTCATATAAGTATTTTCAGTATTTAGATTTCTATAATTGGCAAGGATATTGATATAATCAATTACTACTGCACCGACTTTTATTTGACGTTCTTCTTCAATTTGACTAACATATGCTTCAATATCTAATACTGTAGCTTGAGATGTTGGCATTTGCTTAATGAATAATTGTCCAGGTGGTGTAAATCCATCGCCTACTGTTTCTAATCTTCTTTTAATGTGATCTTTTGCTTTTGCTTTCTCGGCATACTCGCCTATGTTAACACTAAGTAAATTTGATCCAATTCTTTTTACAAATTTATGAGCTGCCATTTCTGCAGTAATTACTACAGTGTTAGTTCCCATTTTTACAAAGTTAGCTGCGTCATTTGCTAAGTAGATTGATTTACCAATATTTTGCTCACCTGCATATACAATAAGATTACCTCCCTTATCATATCCACCTCCTAGCATTCTATCTATAAAGTTATATCCTGAGCTTACCTTTTCTGTTTCTTTTTGATCGTGTGCATCAACATCAAAGAAATCTAAACCAAGATCAGAATTAAATGATATATTGTTTCTGTCATTAATAAGACCTTTAACTTTTTGAATCACAGTATCTGCGTTCTCAGGTGTAACCTTAGTAGTCTTAATAAATTCGATAGTATCTATTAGAGTTGTATCAAAGGTGCGCCATTTGATCCAGGATTCAGCGGTAGTAGTTAACCATTCTTCATCATATTGGTCAAGATCTGTTTTAAAAACTAAATCTAATAAATCTTCATTAATCTTTTCTTTAGCTCTTTCATGTCTACCAATTAATAACCATAATTGGTCTTTACTTGGAGTCTCATGAAACTTATCATAAAACTTATTAGATAAGTAGCTTAATAAATCTATCTCTTCAGATGTATAAAAGCTTTTCTTAATAGCTTGTAAGTATTTAGGCTTTACTAATGATAACCTAAAGAATATTTTTTCAAAGTCTTGACCGAATTGCATATAATGTTGTTTATCCTTCTATGTTAAAGTTACCGATTTGTTTACTGTAAGGTATTTCTTCCCATAAATTTATGGCGATTGCTAACCTTTGTCCTTTTGTTACAACAGTAACTCGGTGTGGATCTTTTCCTGCTTCGAATATTATTAATCTATTTGGTTTTGCATAAACAATTTCTGGTGGATTATCTTCGCCGTTAGTATAAATTTCTAACATGCCGCCTTCAAACTGATCTTGATGTGGATAATAGATTGAACCCATTATTGGTGTTTTAAATTCACCTGTTTTCTCCCACCAAGCTTCATCTTTGTCAAAATGCATTGGTAGATTGTCTTCGAAATTATCGCCAATATTCTTAGCTTCTTGAATTCCTGTCCAATACTCAAAACCTGAAATTTCAAATGTTTGCGAAATGGGACAATTTTCACCCCATATGTATTGAATTAATTTCTTTGCAGTGTTGTTTGCTGGAGAATTATTAAACCATCCGTCATACCATTTATAAACGCCTGGGTTTCCAAATATTGTTGATGAGTTTGATTGTATCTCTTTTAAGAAATCTTTATCTTTTATAAAATTGTCAAATACTGCTATCATGCGAATGGGTTTTGAATTATTTTCCAAGAAAGTTTATTTTCCTCGGTGTTTACTGGTTCTACAATACCTAAATCGATTAAGTCTGCTATAGATTCTAATAATTTAGATTCTTCTGTTTCTTGAAACCTGTAAGTTTTTAGGGCATGTAAAGTAAAATTACCCTTATGTCTATCTGGCATTCTAACACACAATTGTATTTCATTGTAAAGTATGTCAAAGCCGGTTGGATATTCAGGTAAATCTTTTTCGATACCCATAATGTATTTAATGGGTAGATTGTCCTGATTAATCTTCATCTGATTCTAATATAGCTTCTAAATCAATTTCTCTTTCTTCTGTGTTGTAATTAAACACATGTTTGATTCTACTTTCAATCTTCTCTAAGATTTCTTGAGTAAATACTTTATCTGTGAAGAATTCTTTGTTTGGTACAGTGTGATCTAAATGCTTACATATCCAATTTCTTGATGTTGCTTTAGGAATCTTCTCACCCTTTTCAATAATACCTTTAGTAATACCAATGTCTTCCCAATCGATGTATTGTTCTAATCCAACATATGCATTCATACCTTCTGTAAAGTGTAAATGAAATTTAATATTAGTTGGTTTTGCAAAACGATTCTTATTAGGCTTAGCTGTTACAATAATACCTGCTTTATCTCCACCTGTATCTTTAAGTTGTGCCTTTCCTAAATATAAAACAATTGATGCTGCATATTCTGGTCCAGTTCCACCACCTGCGACTTGTCTTGAAATAAAGTCTTGCGTTTGATATGTGTGATTAGTGAAAATAAAAGGTATCTTAAGATCTGCTAATGGTGTCATAATGATTCTAAAAATAGATTTTAGAACCTTAGATCTTGTCATATCTGCTTTTTCAGATCCTGATCTAGCGTCATCAATTTCTTTTTGAGTTGCTAAGTTACCTGCAGAATCAAGAATCATCATGATCTTTGGTGTTTTTCCACCATTGCGTTTTACTTCTTGCATTTTGCTAGTAAGCGTAGTAACTGATGTTCTAAATTCTTGAACAGTATTAATAGGTTGGTAATTAACTTTTGTTACGTCAATACCAAACTTTTCCATTTGATCTTTATCAACTGCTGCTTCAGAATCAAAGTAGATTATATTGTAACCCATTTCAATTGCCTTTCTAACAGAGTTTAATACTAAGAATGTTTTACCTGTACCTGATGGTCCAGCTATTGAGCATGTTCTGCTGTTAGGCCATCCACCGAATAGTGAACCACTAACACATGCATTTAAGTGGAAATTACCAGTGTCGATCCACTCTGTAACTTCACTGAATGTAGAGTCTGCCATGATTGATCCTAGTGGATTCAATGTCTTTAACTCTGAGTTTATATCTGCGAAACTAAAATCTTTCTTTGCCATGTATGTAAATGTTTTGTTTAAGGTTATATCATAATAACCTCATTTGTTTCTAAATAAAAAAACCGACTTATTCGTCGGCTTTCTTAAGTGTGTCTATTAAGTTTGCGTCTGGAAATTCAACAGCTTCGGCATTTCTTATTTCTTTTAATCTATTAATAAGGGAAGTTGACTCTGTTCCTAAAGAAGATAATTCGTGTTGTATTTCACCGAGTCTATTGAGAATCCATTGATATTGCTCAACATATTCTTTTTGCCTTTCTGTTAATTCTACGTGCATATTACTTGTCTTTTGGAAATTGTATTTCTAATTGATTTGGATCAGGTTTATTAGCCTCTTCTATTTTCCAATTTAAACGCCTAACTGCGTTTCCTAATTGCATATCATTTGGATATTGCTTTATTAAACCTTTAATTGTTTCGTAAAATGTTGGTGTGTTCATAATATTATTTTTAAAATAACGACGATGCGTAAATTAGGTTAGTGTCTAGTGTTTGTAAACCAATTGCTGTTAATACTCTATTGAGAGGGTCAATCATTGCCTTTTCAAATTGAGTGTCATAATCGATTTCTGGTGCAATCTCATAAGGATGATCTCCTGGCATATATGCATATACCTCTGATATTGGTGATTTACAATTATAAATCTTTAGCTTTTCACCGTTACCTATAACTTTATATTTGTTTTTGTATTTTTTATTATTATTCAACAAGTAATTATAATATCCTGCTGCTTTAACATTTGCTGGACATTTCAGACCAATTTGAAATTCCTTCTGATCATCTACAATATACTTGTCGATATTATTAGTTCTTCTATTAAACGAGATCTCGTCAATATCTGCAAGTTTAAATTGTTTTTTAGTCTCTTTCATAAAGACTACTAAAGATTGAAGATCTTCTGCAGTTGGAGTTACTCTACTTTTAAATATAATTTTAAGTGCTTCTACTAATTTCTCTCTTGCAAATTTAGGTGTTGATGATTGAATAGTATCAAATCCAATTGTTTTAATCTTCTTTAATGAAGTATGTCTGTCTGTGATCTCTAACTTATCATCCCATGCAATATTCTGAATATACTTTTTCTTAGACATCCAAATACCGTTATATGCAAGTGCTTCTAATTCAAACATCAAATAATTATCTGAGTTTCTTTTATCTGCATATTTCTGCATGCACTTAGTGATATAATCTCTAAGTCTAAATCCATAAAGAGCTAAAATGAAAACATCTATTTCCATCTTCTCAGTTTCTTCTGGCCAAATTATAGATTCATATAAATCTTGAAACTGTACGTAACAAGAATCTGTATCAATATAAATTACTGATGGTTTTTCTATTTTACCCTTTACCTTAATCCCAAAATGAGAGTGTACTGCAGTGTCCTTGTGCCAGAAATCATTAACATACTTATTGAGAATAGTCTCTGAATAAAGAATTGCATTTTTGCCTTGTTTTGTAATTGACTCGGCAATGTCAATATTAAAAAAGTGAAACCATTTATTACCGAAGGCTCCGTAGATAGAGTTAAGTGTTAACTTAACTGCTTGTTCATATGCTGTATATTTGGCAGACAGCTGCTTGTAGTGATCTACAAGCAGCTTCGCCTCATTATCAGTTAATTCTTCTATAGATTTATTTTCTAGCTCTTCGACGTTCATGTACTATGCTGTTTGACAAGTTGAAACTGTTAACAAAGTGTCTGTATCGTTTGAGTTGAATACAACTTTTGATCCAGAGACATGTACTGTTTGTTCGTCTTTGTCAAGCAGGTTTAAGTACTTTTTATAAACTGTTACTTCACCGTTTCCGCTTGTATCTGGGTTAATTACAACGCTAAATGATTTACCGCTTACACTAACTCCTGTTACATCTGATTTGATGCTAAATGTTTCATCTTTGTCAAGAGAGAATAGGTTCTTAACTTTTCCAATCATATGAGTGTCGAAGTTAAAATCAAACGTACTGTCTTCTTTTGCAAAGATTACATCAATTTGATCTTGAGTAAGATCTTTAAATCCTAAAGATGGTTCTGAACAAGCTAGAGTAATTTCTAGTTCGTCATTAAAAATACGTAGCGAAGCTGCTACTAATTCGTTGTCATTTTCGATGAATTCTATTTCACCTTTAATTGCATCTGCATCAAAGTGCTTAATAGCTTCAATAACTTTGTTTCCTTCAAAGAATGCAATTTTCATTTCTTTGTCAGTTTCTGGCCATGCTTCTACTTGAAAAATGGTACTAGCTTCTACTGAGTGGTGCTTTACGGCATCTCTTTGTGGAAGGTAAACTGTTGAGTTAATTGTTCCATTTGCAATCTTCATGTAGATGAAGGAATCAATTGGTTTTACTCGGTTGATGAATGCTGTTAAAGCATGCTGGTCAATACGATCTAATTTAAGTTTCATAATTATTTGTTTTTGATAATGATTTATTATTATATAGATTTGCTTCGAAATGTTTCATAAAAAAAGCCCAAGATCCTAGAAACTTGGGCTTAACATTTAACCAAATCAGTTTTAGTTTAGAACTTTAAACCAAATCCGATTTGAAGGTTAGTTGTTTCCATTCCTAGATCGTAAACGATCTTTGGATCTACAAACATCATGCCTTTGTTGAAAGCAAACATTTTACCTACACCTAATTGAAGTTGATCAAAATCAAAATCGTTAAGCGCAACATAGCCAAAGAATCCTTTGTGGAAATATCTTCCTTCTAGACCTAAGACCATGTCTTCAGTTGAATCTGCTTGAGATACATTCATTCCAACCATATAGTTGTCAGCGAATGCATATCCGATCATTGGCTGGATTGATAAATCAGTCCAAGCCGTGTTAGTAATATCGCCAGTACCTACGTACCAGTCACCTTTTGTGTTCTGTGCATTTGCACCGAATGTTGTTAAAGCCGCAAGGGCTAATGTTAAAATAAAATTTTTCATATTAAAATGTTTTGGTTAAAATAAATCTATCAGTCTGTGATAACAGTTCTAGGAGTAAAGATAGATGTGCTGCTGTTATTTTTAGCAGTCTTTGTTAATAAGTATAATGAAGTATTGTTCATTTTTCTTTGTTAATTGGACTATTATACCCTTATCTTTTAAAAGGTTTCACATTATATCTAATTTTATTAACCTTAAATTGTTAATATGATAATTAGGGCCAAAAAGCGAGGCCAGACAGTAGCGATACGTCTGGCCTCTTTCCGAGAACTATCCCGGTCCTAAAGCGTGGATTTAACCACACCTTTTATATTTTATCCATCACATGCTGCACAATCTGGATCAGTTGCTGCTGCGGCGATATCGCCCCTAAGAACACTTTCTGTTCTCATATAGTATAATGTTTTTACACCTTTTCTATATGCTTCTAAATGTACTTGATTAATAAACTTTGGTTCAGCTTCTTTTGGGAAAGCTAGATTTAAACTTGCAGCTTGATCAACATATTGTTGTCTAATACCAGCTTGTCTAACTAAGTCTAATTGATTAATTTCTTTAAATGTTCTAAATACATCTGACATTGGAATATAATCAGCCTGTTCTAATGATGGTAATTTTTCTAATTGTTTTTTAGTTAAAGGTTTTTGAATACCCGAAGTACCTTCATTATCTGAGAAAGATGAAACGAAATAGTCTTCTATCCACGATAATCCTAATACTGATCCACCATCTTCTAATATTTTATCCCATGTTGTTTTAGTATTCTTACCAATAGTATCTAAAACCTTTTCTAGTGTTGGATTCTTTCTAATGAAAGTGCCTTTAGCTGTTTGTTCCGTTAAAAGATTTGCAGCCCATGGTTCAATACCTGGAGAAACGTTTCCACTAAGTTTAGAATTAGTTACTGTTGGAGCAATAGCTCTTAAGTGAGTATTTCTCATTCCAGTTCCTACGCACCATAATGGCTCACCATATTCAGTAGCTAGATCTCTAGATGCTCTTTCAGATTCTATCTTTAATTGTGAAAATATTTTACGTGTTTCGAATGAAGCTGATAAAGAATCAAATGGAATGTTCTTCTCTTGCAAATATGTATGCCATCCTAAAACACCAAGTCCTAAAGCTCTACCCTTTTCAGCAGATCTAATTGAATTTTCAAACCCTCTCATGAATTTAGCCTTTTGAATAAACTCTTCCATAACACCATCTAAAAACCAAGTTGCTGTGTAAATAAGATCTGTATCTTTCCACTCATTGTACTTAGCAAGGTTTACTGATGATAAACAACATACAAATGAATGATTCTCATCGGTGTGTAGTGTAATCTCAGAACAAATGTTAGTCATGTAGACTTTTAAACCATTCTTAGAGTATGCCTCTGGATTTGCTCTATTGACATTTCCTTTGTACATGATATATGGTTCTCCTGTAGATCTACGCTTCCTTAAGAGCGCAGCCCACTTTTTACGAGATTCTTTGTCGCCAGCTTCAACCTTTTGCATAAAACCGTCTGGTACTACTGCACATTGGTGTAAATTTAATGATTGTCTATTGACATCACCTTTAGGTTCTCTAATTTCTAACCATTCCCAGAAATCAGGATGTTCAATATCAATGTTAACACTTGCTGCTCCTCTACGAACAGAACCCTGATTAGTGGCAAGTATTGTAGAGTCAAATATTTTGCAAAAAGGTACAACTCCGTCTGATGTACCATTACCTGTAATTTTTGCACCTGCTGGTCTAATTTGATTAATTCCTGTACCTACACCACCACCATGTTTGGCAAGTAGCATCATCTCTAGATTTTTAGCACCGATATCGTGAATTGAATCCGCAACATCAATACCAAAACATGAAATAGGTAAACCTCTTTCTAATCCAGTATTTGAAAGTACAGGTGAAGCTAGATTTAACCAACCCTTCCATATATAATCAAAAAATTTCGATGCAAGTTCAGGTTTACCTAAACGTTTTGCTATAGTAGTAGCAACTCTCCAATATGCGTCTTTTGGTGTTTCGTCTTGATAACAATATCCTTTACTTATTGTTTTAATATAAATTTCTGTGTTTCCCCAAATTGGAAAGTCAACACCTAATTCCCAGCCTAATTCTTTACCGAAGTTTTTTACATCACCATCGGTCTTTGCGTTATTCTTAATCAAGTTTATGTTTTCTTCTCTGATCTGTTCTTCGCTTTTATTTCTATCTCTGTACATTCTATTATTTAATTAAATTAGTCGAACAAATCATCTTCGTCCCAGTTTTCGTCTTCTCCTGCTTTTGCATAATCAGTAGGTCTGATTGCAAAAAAGTCAGTATGTGTATGTCCACCTGTTAGGTGATAGAACCAATCTAAGTGACTAGCCTTATCGTTATCTAATTCCATGAATGGACCTTCTTTATAGCCAAGTTCAGCAATTTTCTCGTTAGCTCTTTTAGCAATAAAATGTTTTAAGTTTTCTGCTTCCATGTTTGCAAGATCTCCTTGCTCAAACATTTTATCAATAAACTTATGCTCCATTTCAACCATATATTCTGCTGCTTTAATTACATCTGCATGAACTTCATCAAATAGTTCAGGATATTCAGTACACATCTCTCTAAATAATTGGCATCCCATTTTGCTATGTAAGCTTTCGTCTCTTACAGACCATTTCATTTGTTGCCCAATACCTTTTAGAAGATTTCTCATTTGAAAAGAATATAGAACTGCAAACGATGAATATAAAGAAACGCCTTCTGCAAATGCACTAAAAATAGCCAATGATCTTGCTACTTCTTTTCTTGCCGTAGGATTTGTTTGTAAATCTTCATGTGTATAATCAGCTGTAGTTGAAGTTAAGAATTCAAATTTCTCAGCAGTTGCAGGTTCATGTAGAAATGCTGCGAAATCCTCCAAACCCAAAGTTTCATTAAGATATGAATATGCAACAGCGTGTATTGTCTCTTGTGATCCAAACATCATTGCCATTTGTCTAATTTCATGTTTAGGAAACCAAGCAGTAACCATGTTAGTCCAGTAATCAGATACTGCGCATTCGGTTTGGGCGAAACCCAAAAGAATATTACCTACTAAGTTTTTTTCATGTGGCATTAAGTTTTCATTCCAGTCTTTTACATCACCTTGCATTGAGATTTCGGTATGTAACCAGAATGCTTGGGCTTGTTTAAGCCAGCCTTCGGTATAATATTCAGGGTATTCGAACGGCTTATATTCTAGACGTTCTTTAAAGAGTTTTGACATATTGCTATTATTTTTATTTAAGTTTTTTTACAGAATCCTGTTGAGACTACAATGGGCCTTTATTTAAGACCCAGTCTAATCTACAATCTAGATGTATGTATGAATAATAGCAGCGCTGCTAATGATATTATATATCAGGATATTATTCATGTTTTCTAAATTTAAGATTTTAATTTTTTTTCTAGTTCGTGTGCTTTTTCATAATATTCATAGGAAGTCTTCTTGTAATCCTTACGTTGACCATATAGATCTGCCAATATTTTTTTAAGAATACTATCTTCTTTCCTATAAACAACTCCGTTCTCACAGACAATTACGTTCTTGTCTTTTCTTCTTTCTGGAATGTCTATTTCATTTACTTGTTCAACGAATGCATCCGGAGATATATTAAATTGACGCATAATTGATGGATATAGAGATGCGAAATCAAATGCAGATACTCCAGAGTAATAACCTACAATAGGTTGCTTAACGAATGCTCCTTCAAATTTGCCATCTTTCTTAGCGTCTTCTTTATTCCATTCCATTCCAATCTTTTTATTTTGACCAATTAGCTTTCTAGCTATAAGTGCCTCAGTTACTGCCACTGGAGATGCAGCTTTATAAAGTGGCATTCTTGTGATAGTTGCCAATGTCAATAGAACTTCCATTGATCTAAGTTGTTTATCTATATAATATACTAAACATGAATCAACCACGTTATAGTAAATATATTTTTGGAAGTTATTTTCATATAACTCTTGTAAACCACCTGTGTATTTAATCTTTGCAACATCTAATACTGCGCTAGAGACAAAATCTAATGAATTAGATTCTTTTACAGCAACTGATCTATCATACTTATCATATAATTGCATGTAATCTAAGATTCCCATGTGTAATGGTCTACTGTCGTTTCTATCTAGTGATCCAGTGATTGCCACGTCAGTCAGGTCTATTTGCAATCGTTTACATCTATTAACTATATATTGCCAGTCATAGTTAATGAAGTTCCAACCAGTCATCATTGGGAACTTAGGTAAAAACTTATGTAAGAATGTATATACCATGTTATACTCGTCATCAAACTTGTAATAACTGAATTCCCAATCCTGATCATAATCTTTAAAATGAGCATTGGTATCATCTTCAATCTTTTTGATTTGATCTGAACTCATATCTTCTAAACCTAAAACAATTGCTTTACGTTCAGGCGTAATAATAGAGAATGATAGAATTCTGGTTTTAGCTTCTTCTGCTTTTGGGAAACCATCTACAATTTCAGTTTCAATATCCACAAAGTATGTACGTGGCATATTAAATTCGAAGATTTCTTCTTGATCCCTTTCAGGCAATGAATCCATGAAATAAAGCAAGCTAAATTTATTAAAACTTCTTGAGATAGATCTCTTAATTGGACGATTGTCCCAGTTTTTAAATTTAACATCTTTCCAACGATCTTTTTCTTCAGTAACTACCCAATTTTCAAATTTATTAACAGAGTATCTTTTGAATGACACTTTGCCTTCTTTGTCGTAATAACTGATAATAACTTCGTTTTCTTTTTGCTCTATATCTAATAGCATATTTTTGAGTGTGTTGTGTGATTAATATCCTCGTTCTTGTCTGTCGTGATTCTCTGCATTCTTAGCCATATACAAGTTAACAATATCTTTACTTGTCATGCCAATAGAAATAGCAAAGTTCATATAGAAGTGAAGACCATCAATCCACTCATAAAATAATTCTAATTTGTCTTCTTTACTAAGATCTTCTATTTTCATTTCAGGAGTCTTAGCATTGTCCTTCTTCCAGTATTTCCAACCTGCATTACCAATACCATCATTGATTCCACCGAGTGCATCGAACATTTCATTTAGTTCATCGCTCATTGCATGTTTGTTAACCATCCAGAAATCTGCGATCTCTTTAATAGTCCAACCATCGAAATTGAAACCTAATCTAGATTGTAATTCTTTTTGTTTTTCAAAGAGTAAACCAAATGTATCTTTGGTATCTTTGTGATAATCTTGAATATCAAGATCTGCGCATTTGTTATCTATGTTCGCCATGTTTTTTTGTGTATAGTATTTCTATGATCTAATTAGTGGTTGTTTCAATTTTTCATCTCTAATTTCTCCCCACTCTCTTTGTGAATCAGTTGATTCTTTTGTTTTTATAAAATCTGGCTTAGGATCTCCACCTACATTCCAAAATATTGCTCCAGGTTTTGCATGATTTTTCATAAACTCCCAAGCTTTTGCATCATAATTAAGTGCTGATGGAAATGGAGGGAAATTAGAAGGGTGTACATTTTGGTTAAATGCCTTAGGATGTGACCACATTGTTGCTCTACCTCTTTCACCTTTCTTAATATTACGAGCCACTGCAACTGCATTGAAGTCTGCATCTGGCCATGCAATTTGTAAAGAACGTTGTAATACTCCTGTAGAAATAGCTGACCAAACCTCTTCTGGATAACCATGTTTCTCTGCAAGATCATATGCTACTTTAACTGCAGCAGCTGTTACTAATTCATGTTTTAATCCTAACGGAATAAATGTTGCATTATTATCTTCTGCCCATGATTTTGCTATTGCGTTTAAATTTGGCATTGCTGCTATTCTTCTAAATTTCATATCTGCACCTCTTTCGATACAAATTGCCTGATGATCTGAAATTTCTTTTTGAGAAGGACTAAATAAAACTAGTTTTTTATTGTACTTCTTCGCTAAATATGCAAGTGATATACCTGCAAATCCATATCTTGGTTGTACATATACTAACGTATCTGTTGGTGCCTTTTGTACTAAAATATCTCCGAATCTACATTTAGATCCGAATCCCATTAAATCTTCTCTTACTACTTTTAAACCACCGTGCTCAGTGATAATAGGTTCCGGGAATGGATCTTTCCAATCTCCTGCTAAATCTAACCAAGCTTGTCGGTCAGGCATCATTAAATTAAGATCTTGATTCTGTAAACTTTCTGTGTGTTTGTTGTGTGCCATATATTTATTCGTTTGGATAGTCTCTGCCCCATAAGTGGCGAGTTGTATCTGCGTTAACATTAATTTCTTTGTCGGGGTTTTTTGCCAAGTTAAATTGACCATCAAATATCCATGTGTATGGTATTCTCTTAGTAGGTGATTTAATGCCATGACTAATAGCTATATGCTTATAGAAGAAACATGTTTTATCTTCTACGTTTAAGTATTTTTGGCTTTCCATTGGATTATTAGGATGATTTACTAAAACATCCATTTGTCTAATCCACTCTTCAGCGTGCTTATTCTCTGCAATAAACTGACCATCTGAATCTATTGAATATTTTACTTTGCCATTAAGATTAACTCCTCCAAACACTTGTTGCATACCATCGAAGTGTCCAGTTCCACCGAATAAAATAGATTCAGGATCTACAAGATCAGGTCTACTCATGGCTACATATCTAGCTGTATTTTTACATGGATATAAAGGTGATCTAAAGTTTTGATGTTCTTTAAAATAAGCTTCTAATAATTTAGCAAACTCCATCATAGTATATGGTCTTTCTAAATCTTCTAAAATATGAGCCATATCTTTGGCTGCTTTCTTAGGTCCTTCGATTAACCAATCTTTAACTATTGTACCTTTAGGATAATATATTTGAAATAAATCGTTTCTAGCATGTCTATTTTCTACAAAATGTGCTCTAGTCTTTTCTTCACCCTGATTAATTAATTTTGTAATAGTCCCCCAGTGTTCATTAGAGAATGAAAACACAATAGTATAATAAAGTAGTTTCTCTAAGTCAGTTTCATGTTTCATCATATAACAATATGGATGTTCATGCCAATGTAATCTATGAGAAAATATTTGATAATCTTCTAAAAGTAATTTATCCTCTCTTTTATCAAACTCATGACAGAATTCAAAGAATTTATCTAATCTCATTTCTTCTGACCAGTCTTTCATCCAACTTTCTGCTGGTTTCTTCTTCTTAAATTTTATATCTGTATTAGTTCCATCATATGTAATGTTCCTATATTCTTGTGTAACTTCATCGTCAAACGTAAACAAAACACCTTGATCGGGTGTTTGTTTAACTTCTTTTTTAATTTCTTTTATTTTTAATTCTTCGCTCATGTCTTTGCTACCATTTTTTTATAGTCTTCAACAGAAACGCCTGCACTTTGTAGTACTTTGTCATCTGATGGAAACTGAGTCATATCATTGAATGTTTTTACTAATCCTAAATCTAACATGGCTTTTTGCCTACCATAAGGATGGTCTTTAATGGAGGAAGAATTCCACAAAGTGTCCATGTTTATATGTGCATAATCTTTTCCAGGTCTTAGATAGTTTTCAATCCATCTAATAAAATCACATGCTACGTCTTCTGCATTATATGGAAGTGATCCAGTATCTTCATAGATCTTAGTCATAACTGCATCCAAAAACTCTTCTGATTTTTTACCTTTCTTTTCAACAGGATCTGCAAGATAACCAATACATTCTACTGCATTTGTGCCGTAATAAAACATTGATTCTCTATTCATAAATTCTGGGTACCAATCACAAACATCTGCAATAACTGCAGCATATTGAAATCTATAAGCTCTTAATCCATTATCTGCGTTCCATTTAAACATCCATTCACCTAATTCTCTTAAGTCTTTTTTACCACCTTCTCGTAAGAAGTTTGCCATGTCTCTAGCCATTCTTGGTGCAAATTCACATAAGAAATAATCTCCACCTCTTTTATACACATATTCTGGTTTTGTAAAACCTGACATGCCTACAAATGAATCTTCATTTCCTTCTGGTTTTGGTGGTTTTGGAAATGCTGGAAATTGATAACCTACTGATGTGTAAAATGGAGTTGGATGATGTTTGATCACCTCACACATTTCTTCTATAGTTTCACATTCATGTAAGTTAAATAAAATAGTGTTATGGTAACCTGAAGGTTTAGTTGCATAATTAATTGCAGATCCACATACTCTGTGAAGAATAAATATGTAAAGCCATTCTTCTAATCCGAATTCGTCTCTTTTAGAATTCCAATTAGTTGCCACTTCCATTCTTTGTGGTGTATATAATCCCTCTTCCATTCTTGACCAATATGGATGATCTGAATTCCAACCATAAAAACAATCATTAATTATTTGGGAAAATCCAGCATACTTACGTTCTACTACATCATATAATTCAATGTGATGCATTAGTTCGTCATCTAATTTTGATTCTGCGTGTGGAACATGACCAAGATTACTCAGATCTTGTTGCTTTTTGGCAAGATCAAAATACCTTAAGAATTCATCGTAATACTTGGTTGTTGTTATCTGCATATTAATCAATAATTTTCCATGTGAGCGGAGCTCTATTTCTTTGAAATTGGTTCATTGACCACTCGATGTCTTTTGTTTCTACTACAATAACTTCAGATTCTCCTGATTTTATATAAGTAATTTTTATGTTGTATTTTTCGTCTAGTTTCATATTAGAATAACGATAACGTTTGTTTAATTAAATTTTTATTAGATTCATTTTTTTCCATATTCCATCTGTAATACTCTCTTGATATATGAACAGACTTAGGTTTTTCCATTACGTCAAATGTTAATTCACCTTTAGAATTAAAATAAACTTCAGAATGCTTGTAGACTTTCCAATTATTTCTTTGGGCCATATCTTCAATACCATCATTAATTTCTTCAACTAGAGATGTTCGTTCTGCCCAAGTTCCAGCAAATGGTGTTCCTTTATAATACCCTGTTTTTGGTAATGGTCTACTTTCATTTTCAATAGGTAAAACATTTACAATCTCAATATTACTAATACCTAATCCAATAAGTTCTTCTTCATATCTTTTTATAAGTGTTTTAACTGCAGCGCTTGGATTTGATTGGCGCATTAAGTGATGTCTAACATCAATATTACCCATATAAACTGTAAGTTCATTTACCCATGGATAAACATAACTTTGTAAACCGCGTTTAAATGCGCCATGCATTGTTAGTCCATCATGTCTTTGACACATATATCCTGACTGATACATTCCAAAAGAGTGACTATCGCCAAAACATAATTTTTTAGTTTTCTCAATATGATCAATTCTTTGTATTTTTGTACAAAGTTTTGTAGCTTCTTCAATTCTAGATTCAAGAGTTTTAAATAAATCTGTACCTGCTTTAAGTCGTGTTTTTATTAAATTACCAATATCTGGCATGTCATGATGTAATGAATACAATTTTACTGGTGTAAATAATCTCATTAATTGATGATACAGATCATCATTAGATCCTCCAAATATATTAAAGGTTCCTTTAAATTCCATACCATGATCAATAAGAATTGCATCATAGTCGTTCCAGTCAGTTTGATTAGATGTGATTACTTCTGCATTGTCAAAACCTGCGTTTTGTAATTGATTTAATAACATATGAGCCCATGCACCTTTATGTGAGGAGATCTTTGGACTAATTTTACCAACCAATGCACAAATGCCGACTTTAATCGACTTATCGGTTTCCTGTTCTGTGAAAAATGTTAACTCTGTCATAATTTTACTTTAATGGATCTTCATTTTCTTTATAGCCATGTTTATCGACATAATTATCTAGTGCACCTAAGTACGCAACAGCATCTAATAAATTATCTTGCTTATAATTATATGAATGTCTACTTAGTTTAAGTGCTACTAATGCAGCGTACATATCTGAACCGTTTAAGTCTTGGCCAGTCATGCCGTTAAATATCATAGCAGCTCGTCTCATGCCTTCTTCAAAGGGACCATATTGACGTGATTTTTCTTCAGAGCGATTATTGACTATGTCATTTGCTTCTGATAAGATGTTAATTTTTTTATTCTTAGACATATGATTTATTTAGTTATTATACGCATAAAGTGTAAATTGTTTAAATATATTTTCAACTCTTTTAGTGCTGCACCCGAGCTGGTGGCTGCAAAGTGTTAGTTTCCTAACATTATATACGTTTGGGTTTAGATACGTTATAAATCATAGCACAGTAGAATCTGACAGCGTGCATGTTGATGTTGTCTGCTGAAGCCATTGTTTTGCTTAGATCGTTTGCTACTACAGAATCTACAAAGCCTCCACAGTTTTCAGAAACTTTCCATTTCTTAGCCATGATCTGAGTACCTGTTGTTATGATATGGTTTTCTTCCCATGAAATAATGTCGTTATCGTGTATAAATTGTTCTGCACTATCATCGAAGAATTTTTGTACAGCTTTCTTAACTATTTTAATTTTATCAAATGTTTCCATATTATTGAATGTTTTGAGATTCTTCGACTGCAGCCGACTGTGTTACTTGAATAAACATTTCGATTGCTTTTTTCAAACCTCTGATTTTATTTTCTATTTCTTTACTTACTCCAATTTTAATAGCTCTAGGCAATAAATCTTCATATAAATAGCCATCAAAAAGACCATATGCCATGTTTGTTAATGAATCGTCTTCCGTTGCATTAATAACATCCATTGTCATTTTCATCATTTCCGATGTAAAGCAGTCGTGCCTATTAAATAATTTATGTGCCATGTTTATTGTATTTTTTGGTTAGTGTGCATACTATGTGTTCTAAATCCGATAACAGGCGTGTGTCCTACTATTTCGTTTTTACGATCATCAATCATTTTTTTAGTCATAAGTAAAATGTCAACGTCTTTTTCAGTTTTTACCCAATCAGTAAATAGGTATGTCAATAATTTTGCTTTTATCTTTTTCATATTATGCGAATTTAGTTCTTAATTCTAGTATCTCTTCTCTTGATTCAAATCCAATGACGTGAAAAACTTCATTATCTTCACCGAAATTAGGTTTTGTAAAACCAGCATCAATTAAATCGTCCCATATTTCTGATAGCCAGTATAGTTCTGCATGTTTTGCGTTCTTTAACATGTCTTCTTTCATGTCTTCTAAATCGTAGCCTTCACCATATCCATATGGATTAATGATCTTTGCTAATACGTTAGCACTTTCAACATCAGTTAACATATTGATAGAGATTTCAATCTCTTTAATCATATGCGACTGTATGTTTTCGTTGTACTTGTACATTTCTTTTGACCAAGGTTTGGTGATTTCAATTCCGTGTTTGTAAATTTTAGGTATAGCCATTGTTCTTTCTTTAATTATTATACTACTAATATACCACAAATAATCGACATAAAAAAATCTGGAGTGACTTATTTTAAAAAAAGTTTCCAATCTTTTTCTGCGGCGATCGCTTCTAGTTCAAATGGATGAGTATCATACTCATATCCTTCATCGTCATACATTCTTTGCATTTCTTCTCCGTCTTGCAAATAGTGAGTATACTCGTGTATTAATGTTTGTAAAATCCACTGTTTATTCTCAGCCTTAGGATAATAAATAACAATATTATTTTCATGTCTATCATACTCTGCGTCAGGATCACAATCACCTTCAGCTTCAGGAAAACCTGTTACTCTAGCATAGATATTATAATGTAATTCTATTGTAGGAAATTCTTTTTGGTATTTTGATATACCATAATGTGCCTTTATCTTAGAATAGACACTATCGATTATCTTTTTGCATTTTAATTCATTCATATACTGCTAATATACCAAATCTTTTTGACATAAAAAAATCCTGGCTCATTTTTTTTCATAAAAAAAGCCCACATGTAGTGGACTCTTATTTAGTTTAATTCGATGATACTTAAATTATCCTAACTTCTTAACTAATACGTTTAGTTTTTCTAGAGATCCTTTAACAAATTCACCATAATCTGCATGCATGTCTTCATCTGCATCTAATGGCTGATATTCTTTCCATTCGTTGTATTTACTAATAAATTCTTCACTAGCGTCAATAATCTTCTTAATATCTGACTTAGCGTAATCTTTTCCGTAATGTTGAGTTGGATCTACATCCATTCTTGCTGTTTCATCAGTAAATGGATTTTTAATATCTACTCCTTCATGATCAAATGAAAATGCTTCAAAACTTTTTATATGTGATTCGTTTTTTAACATTGCTTCTCTTTCTTTTTTTCTTTTCTTAAATTCTTCTTCAGCATCGCCCTTTCCAGCAGGAACATCTCCTGAGCCACGTGAACCGTCTGCTCCATCAACTGGAAGTGCAACTGGACCCATACCTGCCATATTGGCTGGAGTTATGTTCTCTTCTACGAATGAATTAAATGAATTTGTCATTATTAATATTTTGGAGTTTCAATTATCTTTAACTTAATAAGTTCGCCAATAAATTCTCTG